GGAGAACAAGCGCACCGACCAAATCCTGACCGAGAGCGGCGGTGCCGGCCTGCGGGGTTCGATCCACTACCGCGCGGGGCGCGACTTCCTGGAGCAGGGCACCAACAAGATCTATGCCGCCATCCACCAATTGGGTGGCACCATCAAGGCCAAGGGGGGCGGTGCGCTGGCCATCGGCCGCCCCGGCGGCGCCTTCGCCCTGGTCAAGCAAGTGACCATGCCCGCACGTCCCTACCTGGGGCTATCCGACAGCGATCGCCAGGTGATCGACGAGATCCTGATGCGCCATGCTCTGCCGCCCGAGGCATGAAAGTCCTAAACCAAGTGGCTTGCTTTCATGTTGGCATATGGCTAAAGTTTGGGCAGAGGCGTAGCAACCTCTTACAGGCGGGTAGCACCGCCACCGTTATGGCGGTATTTTTGTGCCCGAAATCCGGATTATGCCGGGTGGCCAGTGAATACAAGACCCTTCGGGGAAATATCTGGGGCTGTCCTGTACAGCTGCTAACCACCCGGCGCCCTCTCGAACTTAGCAAAGTACAGGAGGCCGAAATGGCTTATTCACACACTACTCTCGACCAGTCCAACATCATTCCTTTCCCGGTACCGGTGCGCTCGTGCGGTAAGGATCACCTGATCCAGGAGATCGCCGAGATCCTCAACAGCGCCGAATCACGTACCGAGGCTTATGCCGAGGATCGCCTGGCCGATCGCCTGGAGCGCGTTGCAGAGCGCCTGGAGCGTATCGTCCAGCACGCCTACGTTTAACTGCCGGGAGATGACGCCATGAAAAGCACACTCACCGCACTCAAGGCCGAAGCTCTGAGCGACCAGCAGCGCCTGATGTTTATCGACAACTTTGCTCGCATGCTTTACAGCGGCCAGGGTAGTGCCAGCAACTTCGCGCGACAGATCGGAGTCACCGAAGCGGACGGACTGCGAGTATTCTTGGGGATGCCTGCTTCGTCCTTGACTGATCAGCAGCGGCGTATCTTCGAGGCCATGTACGCCTACACGCTGGACCTACCAGTGATGCCGCGCCCGGAGCTGTGGACCGACGAGCCGACATGGACCCCGATCAACCCGAGGCGTCCCGCTGAGCGCTCCATCGAGCAGTGCCAGCTGGACTTCGAGTTCATCGAGTCGTTCGGCATTCGCCGGGCGGTGTGGGAAAAGGAGATTCTGCTGAGCGACATGAAGGCGGTGGCCGCCAAGATCGAGCGTGGCGGCGACCTGTCGGCCACCAATCTGCGCCTGTACATGGCCTTGGCACTTTTCGGATTCCGCGACCCATCGCAATTTTTCGTGTAGACGACTGCTGAACATCAAAATTAAACAGGGTTTAAACACCGGAGAGCGATTTTCTCCCAAAAGATGACCCAAGGTACTGCCCGAGCGGTTGCGAGGCTCACAGAGCCTTACAGAAGGATTCTATAATCAGCCAGGCCATGGACGGCCGCCCCGCCATTCGGCACACTATCCCAGTCCCTTTCTTCCCTCCCCGCACCATCCGCTGAAGTCGTTCGCCTTACCGCCGCGCCGCTGGGTTTCGATACTGGCCTCCACAACACCGGAGGCCGACATGCAGCGCATCGAGATTTTCAAGCCCGGACGGCATACCGCGATGTCCGGCGAAACGTTCGGGTTCAGCGAGCAGCAGCTGCGCGACAGCGCTGCCGCCTACGATCCCCAGCTCCATGAAGCCCCCATCGTCGTGGGCCACCCCAAGCACGATCACCCGGCCTACGGCTGGGTCAAGTCGCTGGCCTACGGCGAGACGCTGACCGCCGAGCCCGACCAGGTCGAGCCGCAGTTCGCCGAGATGCTGGCCTCCGGCCGCTTCAAGAAAGTCAGCGCGAGCTTCTACCGCCCCGATTCCCCCGCCAATCCCAAGCCCGGCGTGTACTACCTGCGCCATGTCGGCTTCCTGGGCGCCCAGCCCCCGGCCATCAAGGGCCTGAAGCAGATCGAGTTCGCCGACGGCGACAGCGATGTCGTCGAGCTGGAGTTCGGCGAGGTCAACGCCAGCATGGTGCAGCGCCTCTTTCGGGGGCTGCGCGAGTGGATGATCGGTGAGAAAGGCATCGAGACCGCCGACAAGGTGTTGCCTGACTGGGGCATCGAGCACATGGAGGACAAGTCCTCTGCCTTCAGCGAACCGGCCGCCAAGGCCGACCAGCCACAACCCAAGCCCACCCCGGAGGTGACCGACGTGGACAAGCAAGAATTGGAGCGCCGCGAGAAAGAGGCCGAGGCCCGCGAGGCGCGCATCAAACAGCAGGAAGCCGAGTTCGCCGAGCGCGAGCAGAAGCATCGCGCCGAGGCTAGCGCCACGCTGGTCGACGACCTGGTCAAGCAAGGCCGCATCCTGCCCAAGCACCGCGACGGCCTGGTCGCCTTCATGGCCAACCAGGACGCCGAGGGCGCATTGGAGTTCGGCGAGGGCAAGGACGCGACCAAGACCACCGGGCGCGCCTTCCTCGAGGAGTTCCTGAAGGAGCTGCCGGTGGCGGTGGACTACGCCGAGCGCGGCGCTGCTGGCGATGCCGGCGACGACCAGGTGTATGCCGCCCCGGATGGCTATCACGTCGACCCCGACAAGGCGCGCGTGCATGGCCAGGCGCTCGCTTACCAGGAAAAGAACAACTGTGACTACGTCACGGCGATCCGCGCCGTGCAACGCGGAGGACACCAGGCATGAGCCAGAAGATTAGTGTGCTGACCGGGACGCTCACCGCGCTCGGGGCAATCAGCCAGTTTCGGGCGGTCGGCTTCGATGGGGCACAGGCCACCGTGCAGGGCCAGAAGGTGGCCGGCGTGGCGACCGTCAAGGCCGTGGATGGCGACGACATCGGCGTGGATATGGTGGGCACCACCATTATCGAGGCGGGTGCCGCCATCAGCGTGGGCGACGGCCTGATCATCGACGCCCAGGGGCGCGCCATCCCCACCACGGGAGAGATCAACATCCCGTCCGGCGCGACGGGCGTCGCCTCTACGGCGGCCAATGGCGCGATTCTCGCCGGCGGCGAAATGCCCGAGTACGTCTTCGCCGATGCATTGGAGTCGGCGGCGGCTGCCGGCGAATTCATCGAAGTGCTGCTGCGCCGCTAAGCGGCGGGTAACCGTCATTCAAGGAGTCATTAAACGATGACCATGAACAATCGCCAGGTCCGGGTGATCGACCCGATCCTCTCCAACCTCGCCCAGGGCTATACCCACCCCGAGCGAGTCGGTTTCGCCCTGTTCCCGCGCGTGCCGGTCAAGCAGCGCGGCGGCCAGATCATCGAGTTCGGCCGCGACAGCTTCAAGCGCTACAAGACGCGCCGCGCGCCGGGAGCCAACACCAAGCGCCTGCAGTTCGGCTACGAGGGCAAGCCCTTTGCGCTGACTCAGGACGCCCTCGAGGGCCAGGTCCCTTGGGAGCACATGCAGGACGCCAACCAGGTGCCGGGCATCGACCTGGGTACCGAGGCCACCAACGAGGTGATGGATATCCTCTCGCTCGCGCTCGAGATCGAGCAGGCCGAGCTGGCCACTAACCCGGCCAACTACGGCGTCAACAACAAGGACACGCTGGCCGGTACCAGCCAGTGGAGCGATCCCGGCTCCGATCCCGCCAAGCAGGTCCGCGAATACCGCGAGGCGGTGCGCTCGATCGTCGGCATCCGTCCCAACGTGATGGAGGTCTCCGCCAGCGGCTTCAATGCGCTGTGCGAGCATCCGAAGATCATCGAGCGCTTCAAGTACACCGGCTCGGACTCGATCACCGCCGAGATGCTGGCCCGCCTGTTCAACCTGCGCCGCATCGTGGTCGGCGAGGCGGTGTACATGAACGAGGGCTCCAGCCAGATGGTGGACGTATGGGGCGATTCGGCCGTGCTGGCCTACGTGCCCGAGCAGATCAGCTCCCGCCGCGCACCGTCGTTTGGCTACACCTACACCCTCGAAGGCCACCCGCTGGTCGAGGAAGCCTACAACGAGCGCCCCGCCAAGAGCTGGATCTACCCGGTGACCTACGAGCGCGCCCCGGTGCTGTCGGGTATCGAGAGCGGATTCCTGATCCAAGACCTCACGGCATAACCGGTGCCCGTCCATCCATGAACGGCCTGCCTGGGCGGGCCGTTCATCAAACGAGGTGAGCCATGAAGTACCCACTACTGCAACCACTGCGCCACAACGGCCAGCGTATGCATCCCCCGGCCGAGGTCGAGCTGGACACCGACAAGGACAAAGCCGACATCGAGCGCCTGGCGCGGCGTGGCGTGATCGGTAAGCCCGAAGCTGCTGATGGTAAGGCCGACCAGGGCGATGGAAAGACGC